GTTCTTCCCGTTCTTCCCGTTCTTCCCACCGTTCTTCCCGTTCTTCCCACCGTTCTTCCCGTTCTTCCCAACATTTACTGGAGGAGGATGTCCATCATGTACATACTCCAACTGTATTAGATACGGCGGATTCTGTAACTGCGGATGTATGGTGTAATGATGAAAATTCGTTATGATATACTTAGTAATAAGAAAAGAGGCAATAAATGAAATATTTATTTTTAACAGAACCAAATAGTGATGGAGTGTCTGAAGTTTTTCATGCAGTAATTTTGCTAGAAAGCCTGGCACCTGAAGCAATGGTTTCAAGATGGAATAGTATGACAACTGCCTCAACAGTAATTGGACGAGTATTAGTTAACAAAGAAAATGTTGTAGCAACTGCAATATGGGACGATGCAACTGAAAGCCTAACAGTTCCAGAAGGAATCCCAGCAGACTCTATAGTTCCAGTAAAAAGCCTAGGATTTGCATTCTTCGTAGATAACGTTCTTACAGCCTGGATTCAGGGTAAAGAGAATACAGTAACTGCTGACAAGTTTTCAGCAGCATTTGCAGGACCAATTAAGGTTATATCGGTTGATGATACAGCCCCAGAAGATATAGGTTATACCTATAACGGAATAAGTTTCACTCCACCAGTAGAAAACTAATTAATTTAAAATGACTAGCGCTTGGGAAAAGTGGAAACAATCTTTAGGCGACTCAAGACCGTGGCACTTACTTGATGAAGATTTAAGAATATCTGATCAAACAATAGTAGACAAAAGGATGGAAATATGTAAAGCCTGTCCGCATTTTATTAGTTTGACAACAATGTGTAAAGAATGTGGATGCATAATGAAGGCAAAAACAACACTATCAAATGCCGAATGCCCCATTGGGAAATGGCATAAAGAAGAGTCCTAGCACTCACTTTTTTAAATAGATCTTGTCATTATAATGATATAATAGTTATATAACAGAAAGGTTCATATTCATGTATGACGAAAACTCAAATCACTGGTTTACTAAAGATAGATCAGAAACAGCATCAAATAGAATTCCTACAAGACAATTAAATCAGAATGTTAGTGTTGAAAACCTAGGCCTAGGTCTACATGTATACCACGACACCTTTTCTTTAGATGATGCAAACAGATATATAGAGACACTTGAGTCTAATTTGTCTAATGGAAATAAATATAGTTGGTCAGAAGCAAAGGTTACGAACTCAGATGCTCCAATTAAAAAAGCCAGAGACTGTGTAGATTTTAAATACAAGCAAGAAAATCTTGGTCCACGCAATAGCGATAATGCTGAACTTCTAGATTTGCACCAAGAGATATATGAAAAACTAAAGATGTGTATAGATGATTACGCTCAGTATTGGGGTATCAACGTTGTCTACTATGAAGCCTTTAACTTTGTTAAGTACGAAGGACAAGGAACACACTTTAATATTCACGCAGATCATGGACCAGCCTATAATTGCACTGTATCTGCTGTTATCTATATTAACGATGATTATGTTGGCGGTGACTTAAAGTTTCCAAGACTTGATAATTTAGTTTACAAGCCAAGAGTTGGAGACATTGCAGTCTTCCCATCAAACTACATTTATGAGCATGCATCTCTTCCAATGGAGTCAGGAACAAAATACTGTGTCGTCATCATGACAGACATAAACGATCTGAGCCACTAATGGATCTTGAAAAATTCAACAAGATAATTTTTAGGTCTTTTAGGCCATGGCTAAATAAAGATAGCAAGTCTCTTCCTGCACCAACACAAACAACTATTCCAGAATGGTATAAAGATGCAGACAGATTTGCAAAAAATCCAATAAACAACGAATATTACAAGGCACCAAAAGAAGTTTGTCCTTTCCCAAAAGAAGGAACAACAGACGACTATGGGAAAATTCCTACATGGAAAGCATGCCCTGCAATAATGGATGCTTTTTCAACTGGGTATGTGTTTAAAACCCCATGCGATCTTACGTTTTTTAAAAATGCTCAGGGGATTATTAACGTTAAGGTAGAAGATACAAAATATCAAGACTTTTGTACTCAAAGACCACCAATGCCACAGTTTGAGCATCCAAGAGGATACTATAAGTATCACTTTGCCTGGTCTGCAGATTGGGGTCTAGAATTGCCAGAAGGATACAGTGCATTATTTATGACACCAATGAACAGGTTTGATCTTCCATTTTTAAATACAACTGGAGTCGTTGACTCTGACAAAGTTCACCTTCTTGGAAGTTTCCCATTTTTTATAGCAGAAGGTTGGGAAGGAACTATTCCTGCTGGAACGCCATATCTACAGGTGCTTCCTTTTAGAAGAGAAAATTGGGAACACGAAGTTGAGATATTAGACCAGTCTAAAATCTATGATAAAATGGTTAAGAACATGCAATTTTTCCGTCAGCCAGATGGCGGAGTGTACAAGAATAAAGTTTGGTCAAGAAGAGAATATAGATAGGAAAACTATAATGCAAACATGGACAGATAGACAAGACCTTGGCAATGGAATTTTTTGCTACAAGGGAGTAATTAAAAAAGAGATTGATGTTATTAATAGACTAGAATCTAATCTAAAACCTGTAGGAGACACAACAGGATATGCTTGGCTACCCGCATATGTGGGATACAAGCAGTTGATGCCAGACTATAGAGACTGTAATGATTTTAAGTTTAAGAAAACAGACATTGAGTATGACAAGAGCCCGACAAGTTTAAAACTCCAGGAACTCTGGCAAGACGTGTATGACGCACAAGCCCCAGCAGTTGAGGACTATTGCAAGATACACAATATCCATGAACTAAAGTATTGGGAAGCATTTAACTTTATCAAGTATGGACCAGGGCAGCACTTCCAAGAGCACCACGATCATGGATTTTCATACAACTGTACAGTGTCGCTTGTTGCATATGTTAATGACGACTATGATGGTGGAGAATTAAACTTTAGATTGCAGGGCCTAACTGTTAAGCCAGAGGCTGGAGATTTATTTATATTCCCATCAACATTCATGTATCCTCATCGTGCAATGCCAGTACATTCAGGAACAAAGTATTCTATTGTTACTATGCTTGATTATAACAAAAAGTTTCATACTCCAGAAATGTACGTTGCGGATAAAGATTAATGTATAACATTTCAGTAGAAAAGGCTCCAGGCTGTATATTTGAAATTAATCCAATGTCAATTAAAAGAGATTGGATGGATGATACATCTGAAAATCATGCATACAGATGCTTTCCAGTTACACAGGCAAATGTAGTTGGATACAGTCTTTCCTGTACAGAAGACATTGAGTTTATTTGGGATGGTATTAATGATCAAACACAGGATAGGGTTACAATTTTTAATCCAGAAAGAGCCTATTCTGGAAGAGGTCAATCATCAGTAAGTCTAGACACAGGACTAATATTTAGAACTAAGGAAAATCTTAGCATTTTAACAATAAATCCAGTAAACTATTTTAGTGATGAGTTTGAGACAATGTCGTCAATGATCAGCACTTCTTTTTACGATAATCCTTTGCCACTAGCAATAAAAGCCAAATTAGCAAATAAAAGAATTACTATAAAGGCTGGCACTCCAGTTGCAACAATAATTCCAATATCTCTAACTGAATTAAACAATACAGTAGTTACTTTGGTTGATTACAAAGATGAAGATAGAAAAAGGGTCGAGGCCAATATATCTTATGGAGCAGCAGCACAAGTTTTAAATTCAAGCGGACAATGGACAGACTGGTATAGAAATGCTGTTAACGAAAAGCAGGAGTCTCTAGGTTCACATGAAGTAAAAGCACTAAAACTTATTGTAGAAGATAAAACAGGTCAGGGTAGATAATGAATGAACTAAAGCATATACATTTTGATATAGTTAATGATTACATTAAAAACTCTAAAGATGGTAATGTTAGCCACTACATGATAACAGTATCTAGGGATGGAGAGTCCCCAGTAAGATCAATCATATCGTTTGACAATATAGAGCAGGCTTTAGAGGGGTATGAGATGTATCAAGATGCTGGGTTTGCAAAAGAGTACCTAACGGTTTCTTTATATGAGCCATCTGGGAAAATTAGCACTAAGGTTTTAAAAAGAAACCATGCTGGAGATCCATCCTTTGTAAGACAAAACTACATAGATACTGTTGATGCATTACACAAGGTTAAAGATAAGTTAAATAAAGAAGATTATGAAGACCTTTGTATTAAGATTGTTACTTCATTTGCAAAAGACAATTGGAGATTTAGTGCAGACAGATTCTTAAAACAACTAGAGATAGAGAGGGAATTATAGGGCAAAACCCTATGATATAATTCAATTATGGACAAAATGGATGCTTCTGTTGTAGTTAGAAAGCCGTCGCTGACGCCTTCTGGCTGGTTTGGCAATGGCAAAGAGATGATTGTTGAGTTAGAAAATTTTATGACTCAGGAAGAGATAGAGTTTTTGGAAAAGGCTGCAAAGTCTTTGACTATTTGGGATGTAACTCAAAGCCATGTAAATGAGAATGGAACCGTTGTCTATGACTCTGAGTATTGGAAAGACAGAGTGGCAACTAGTCCAACCCTAGATAAAAATGATCCAACTATTGCTCCAGTAATCGCAGGTCTATTTCAAAGGCTTAAGCCAATAGTTGAAGAGTTCTATAAGGTAAAGGTTACCCCTACTGGCACAACTATCGTTAGATGGCTTCCAGGGCAGTTTCAGAACCCTCACGCAGATAAGGAACTGCACGAAGGTCCAGATGCTGGACTTCCTAATGATTTTCCAAACTATGATCTTTCAAGTCTGTTTTATTTAAATGAAGACTATGAGGGTGGAGAATTGTACTTCCCTTTACAGGGTGTACAGTTTAAGCCTAAAAAGGGAGCAGCGTATTTTTTCCCAGGGGATAAGAACTACGTTCATGGAGTAACAGAGATTAAGAGTGGTATAAGATACACCTGTCCATTCTTCTGGGAGATTACAGAGCACACAGGAGATAGAAAACCATGACAGAAAAAGTCCTAGAACATATTGAACTTTATCCAAAGATCTTTGTATATAAGAATCTTTTTAAAGATATTTTAAAGACACTAGAAATCTTAAAGGATGAAAGCGAAGACGCTATCTTTAGTCCATGGACCCAGTGGTCACACTTTGGGGAGTATATGAATCCACTGTTTAAAAACTACCCACACACAATGAGCATTGAAGATATGAGAAAGATAGAAACAAGAACAGAAAAAGAAGAAGCACAAAAACTTGCAATACTAGAAGTATTTGAAAACTTTCATTTAGCAACCCAGGACTATATCCTTAAAAATAATGTCGATTTTGATAAAGACAAAGTATTGGTAAACCGTGAAGGGGAATCTTTTAATCTTTGGACAACAAATGGTCCAGCAATAGCAAGATACAAGACAGACATAGAAGATCCACTAGCGATGGCCTACCACTCTGATTTTATTAGAGAACCGATTGTTAGCCCAGGATATAAGTTTGGAATTACTGCTTTAACATACTTTAACGATGATTATACTGGTGGAGAGATTGACTTTATTGTTGATGGCGAGGCCTACATGTATAAGCCAGAAGCAGGAGACTATTTAATATTCCCTTCTGGTCACCCAGATATATTGACAAAAGAAGGACAAGTATATCTTCATGGAGTCATGCCAGCAAAGGGAGAAAAGAAATATATCTCCAGAATGTATTGGATGAAGTATGAAATTGGTGATGATGAGTGGTTTGAAAAAGAGGCTGAGTTTGGAAAGGATGTTTGGAAAGAAATGCAACCAGACATTATGCAAAAATTTAGAGATGCCCATCCTAATAAAATGAATGCCGATAAAGAAAAGAGAATAAAATGAACCTAGAAAACAAGAAAAGAATTACAAAAGATATTGTAGTTTATGAAAACTTTATTGACGAAGAAACTTGTCAAAAAATGATAGAGGCGTTAGACGCTCAGGCAAACAACGGAAAAATCTCTTGGATGCCTATATCATTCTATGAGTCATATTCC